AATAAATAAAACATCAAGTTCGTTAGGGTCTGTCACCCGTTTTAAAAATATTAAATTTACGGAACTGACATCCGTCATCAAGCGCCTGCCTTCCACGGCATGGTCAATTCGGGTATCCCCCGAAAATACATCAACCACACGCAGACAATCCGCTGGCAATTGATGATAGTAAGCCCAACCGAATGCAGGCGTTTCGCTAAGCGATGCCAACACTTGTCTTGACTTGCAGCAATTCCATATCGCTGCCCTTGTGACTTCATCACGCATTTCTTCGTAAACAGCGTTGACCAACCTGGCACGTTCCGTATCATCACTAAACGATGTAATGGGATCGTCGCCAAGAAGCCTTAAAGCGTTTGAACTGATTTCGACAAAACTTGCCATAAAAAATTCCTTGATAGAAAGGGAGCAGCCCTAAGACTGCCCCCAATCATTTAGTTGACGATATATTCAACAACCATCGTTATATCTCCCGCCGCCGCAGTAGCAGCTACGGTTTCGATTGTCAGCGCAATACGCAAGTTTCTGCCAGGGTCTGAAGTCAACCCAGCATCTTCCCACATAAAATTGCCAACGGTTTCAATACCGAGGGTTTCATAACGAACTTCAACGCCAGACGTATTGGCTGCTTGAAGCGTTGTCATTACCGTGCCGTAACAATTTCGATCAATAACGCCTTCAGCAGCATATGCAGTCTTACTAGCATCGGTGTCATTGAACTTGACGTTACCGTTATAGATACCAACATCAGTTACCAAAGCTGGTGATCCACCAGAATCCAAGTCATCGTTATACAACTTGATAGACTTGATTTTTGCGTTTGACGGAATTTCCGCCATCATCAAGATATCATCATCATCGATATCCCCTGTGCCAGCGGCAATCGTGTCCGACCAAACACGAATCTTGCCTGTAGCACTACCAGGACTCACCATAACTTGAGGGGTTGCCTCAAAGTTGGTAAGTTCAGTTGAATAAGCTGTTCCCATGATAAATACTCCTTAAAAAAATTAATTAAGATTCAGTTTGCCTTACTAGGACTCGTCACAATCAATTTGAACTACTTTCTCGTCTTCGATTCGCGTCGCGCCCAAAGAGCATTCCACGAAGCACTGAGTTGAGTAGTTCTTATCACTGCGCTCACTGATCCGAATATTCGGAGTACCGTTCATTGCAAGGCCAATTCCTGATTTCGCCCATGCAAAACAACTTCTGATATTACCCGTTTTTGCAAGGCGGGTAGATATGATGAACTTGAAACCAACCCATGTGTCAATCTCACCATTCACTAATGCACGAACACTGTTATAATCTATGCTGGTATTCGTGGTTACGTTCAACAACGCATCCAACTGTTCTGGGCCAATAACGATATACATTGGCTCTTCGCCAGGGTCTACATCGTTATTAAGAAGAATCTTCTTAGCCTGAATCAGTTTGGCTAATGTTAAATCCGCTGATCCATGTGCAATTTGTTGCGAACTTGCCAAGGAAACTGTAGACGCTGTATCCGAAGAACTGATGCTATAGGCATTTCCCAAGGCTGCGGAAATAATGACATCATCCTTCTGGCGATTCATCGCGGCAACAAGTTGCTTCATCGTTGGCGAAGTTGGGTCTTTAGCCATTTTCACACGGTCAGGATTGTCGATCAGATCAACCGCCCTGTAGGTGTTAAATGTAACGCGCCGTCTTGAAAAAGGTACTTCCGTCAACGGAGTATCTTCGTGACGACTGACAGCTTGAACCATACTTACGGTGTCCATTCTGTCAAAGTGAAACGCTTTGGCATCATTCACTTGTTCCATGCGAACAGCCCCACTCAACTTGGACATCTTTTGACTTGCCAAGTGAATAAAGTTATCGCTGAAACTTTGCTCAAATGCCTTATTAATTTGTGTAGACATTTTTCAAACTCTCCTATGAGTAATAATTGTTCGGAGAGTTATCCACTATGGACTCTCCTGGTTTGCATGAATATGCCTGATCCTTGCGGATTACCAGGACTGAAAATGTGTCAGAAACAATTGTCCGCTATGCGGGTTGCTTCTCTTGGAATACAGGGGGAAGTTTCTTTTTCTTTCTTCCCTTCTTTATAGGCTCAACTTTTGCCACTGGCTCTGCGTACTCGCCTTCTTGAAAAAAATAGCAGTTACGCAAAACCTCGACATCCACCGAAGCCTTGTATTCCATACAGACTTTCGTCTGCGGTACGAGATGAACGCAATCCTCACATTTAATATCTTGATGTGGGGGCATTATTCATCTCCGTGTATGAGGGTATTCCATCGGTCTATCATCTTGACCACCTCGTTATGGCGGGGATGATTCTCATTGAAATACGCTTTATAGTCATCGCTTTCCGTGTCTCTATAGAAAGCGTCTTTAGCGCGTTGCGCTGATTCGGGATCAGCAAACGCATTAATTTTGGGATCACCTAAATGCTTGGCTTCCCCATGATCTTTAGCAATGCGATCCATCATTTTTGCCACGTTTGGATCATTGCCAAATCCCGAAGTTTCCAGATATTCCTTTTCCTCATTGGTAGCGTACTGATCCACCAATCGCTGAATGCCGGAAATCTTTTCTTCGTACTGTCTGCCCCAATCCGCCCGAAGTTCTATCTCGGCTCTCTGGATGCTGTTTTCCTGATGTATCTGATGCTGCACAAACATGTCTTTCGATTGGGCGTTGTACCATTCGTATAATTGCCCAACTTGAGCATTGTTCAAACCCATGCCGTGAGCTTTCTTTAAAAACTCACCTTCCATGTGTTCGTCGTAATTCATCCCGTCTGGGATTTCCGGCTTCTCAAACTCGTAAGCGTCAGGAGTGTCAGGTCTTCCAAGCTTGGAATGATACCTTTCAATCTCTTCCGCCGTTGCGTTCTCCCCAGGAATTTTGATCGTGCCATCAAAATATTTTTCAAGATGAACGTATCCCTTGGCAAGCGCGTCAACATCCTTGAACTTCTCAAGAGTTTTGACCCCTTGCAACTCATCAGGCAAACCATCCCGCCATGTTTCTTCCTTCTTTTCTTCAACTTCTGTTTGCTGCTCAACTTCAGGTGTTTCTGTTTCGGTGACTACCTCTTCCGAGGTTACAGTCGTTTCTTCGTTCATAAATCCTTCCCATTGTTAGTCCAGTGTTCCATGTTGTGCTTAATCTGTAGAAATACCGCCCGACATCCTTCGTTGTACGAAGTTGTCTCCGGCTCCCCTGGAACAAAGCTGGAGGTGTTATTGTATTGGCGTTCCAGCCATTCATAAACCAACCTCCCATCACTGCTCGTAAACGTATTGTAAAAAGCGCTTGTAATTTCCCGCTCAGACAACTCCGGCGAGTTGCTGGACAAGCGCTTCTTTGTCTTCTTCACTTAAATTGGCTGCTCCATCTTGTATAACTTTCATTGCAGGCGCTGCTTTACCCGCCGCTTCTGCGGTAGCCCCCACTTTTTGCATTTGTTCCATTTGCTGAATTTTTGCCTGCTGCGTTGTAATGTCTTCTTCCAGTTGGGCCGATCCCTTGACTACTGATTTAGGCACTCCTAAAATAGGCGCTGCGATTCTTCCGGCTGCCATCAAGTCAGGCAATTGCGCCACATTCGGATCAAGCTGACTCCACTGCATAATTAAATTCATCCAATTCTGTATCGATTCAACTTCTACCATCTTCTGGGATCGTGCCAACTGACCGACATACTCAATGTCAATCGCGTCAATTTGCTCAATCTCCGGCGGAGGAGGAGGCAATGCTCCTGTCCTGAACATGATGCCGACCACTCTTTCGAGCATCGGGCCAAGCACTTCCGATTCAAACCTTGAAATCGTCGGCCCAAGCAGTCGTTCCATTTCACTGCGAAGCTGGCTGATTTCAGTAGCTGTCATCTGCTTCGTCCTCGGAATATTCAACTGATCTGTCAGGTAAATGTCCCGAATCGATTGCCGCAATTCATTTGCCTTCAAAGATGACAAGTCCAGCCGTAATTCCGCAGGCAGTGTTCTTACATCATTCGGATTCCTACTATATATAATGGAATTGCTTCCCAACTTGACCGTGCCGACAAAACCATCTTCCGGCGCAAGGATGGGCGGATTGACTGCCTTCTCCAAACCGACCAGTTCAAGTTTGCGTAATTGGTTGAGCGATTTGATGTCATCCAGCGCAATAGCGGCAGGCCCACGGCCTCTCGTTTCGCCAGACGCTTTATCCCACCTTCCAACCATGTACGGAAATTCCTTGTAACCTCTTTCCTCAATCGCAATAGCTTTGTCTATAAAGATGTCAACTGAGGCAAAGGGAAACTTGACCTTGGAATTCAGTTCCCTGGTTGGCGCAACCACCCGCAAAAAATTAAACTTATCATCCGGCGTTTCTTTCAATGACTTGGCAATTACATCAGGAATTTTTGCCGAGGGAAACCTTTGAGCAAACTGCCGTGCCGTTAATTCAAATTCCCGCATCACCGTATCGACCATGCCCGAATCATCTTCGGCAAATACATAAGAAGATATTGGCAATGCCCTGAAGGTCAATCCGTTGAATCCTTTTTGCTTCATTTCCGCTTCTTCTACATACAGGCAGATCGTTGCAAAGGAATTGAAGTCCAGGTAAATCTCGTTGATAACAGGATAAAAATTACTTTGATCTAATGCGTAACGCACTCCGTCTTCCACCGTCTTAAACCAGTTCAAAACATTCTGGCTGTCGTTGAACTGCTTGAACGGCGACGCTTCAGGAATCTTGAAGCCAAACCACTGAATGGCTTTCGGCGTTAAAGTGTCCGCCATAATCAGCGCCAATGTATTTGCCGCATGAGGTGCAGTAGAATCGTAATGCTTGTGCCGAATGATTCCTGGCACACGGCTTTCATCGATAGACTGTTTGCGTGGTCGGATAAAGTCCACCACTTCCCGATAAAATGAATCCCAAAGATTCCTGTCTTCTTTCAGTATTTCGTTACGCTTTATGAGGCTCTTTGCATTAACTGCCATTTATTCGCCGCCTAGTTTTGGTTTTTTAACTGTTCCACTTGATTTTTGCCCCGTCGTTTTACCCATTCCATAAATACGTTTTTTTGTTGATTGTGGCTTGCCTGTTATAATTGAACCTCCAGTTTTTGGAGCGGCTACTAACGCCGCATTCCTTTTTTCTTGTTCCATTTTATTTCTACCTAAACCACCACTGCCAAGTAAATACACCCTTTGACCAGTGAGGGTATCGCCTGGGGCTGCACTCATCAGTACCCCCCTAACTTCTGTTTCGCTGATTGCTCTTCTTCAACCAATCCGCCAGCACCACCCTGGTTAGTAATCAATGACCTTCTGCCGCGCTTTTTCTTTTCCGCTTCCTTTGCCCTGGCAGCCACCGCTTTTTCCTCTGCCTCTATACTTGGGTCTGGCAAAGGGGGAGGGGCTGCTGGCATAGGAGGAAGACTTGGCGCTCCGCCAAAACAACCCGTAAATATAAAATCAAGTATGTTCATCAATAACCTCCCAATTTCGGTTTCCTGCCTGTATCATCATCTCCCAATCCAGGCGCACCGCCTATGTTTGTAATCAAGGAACTTCTGCCGCGCCTCTTATTGGCTGCGGTTTTTTCCCTTGCCGCTACCGCGTTGTCAACGGGTGAAGGTGCTGGCGCAGGAGCAGGAGCAGGCGGAGGTGCAACGGGGCGGGGAGGAGGAGCGCCTCCCATGACTGTAAAATAAAGGTCAAATAGATTCATTAGAAAAATTCAAACTCCTGTTCAGCTACGGTTTGTAATGGTTCCATCCTGGGCTGTCGGTAATCCATCGCCAACTGCATGAACGCATCCGCGCCGTGCGATGCCCAGTTATGGACGGGTGTTTTCTTATAAACTCCCAACTTGTCATCAAATTCCTTATGGTAATTGCGTAACGATGAAATCAGCTTTTCGCATTTCACCTTGTCAAACCAGCATTTCGATATAATCTGCCGTGCCTGTTCAATTGCTTCTTCCTTGGCTCGGACTTTCTTTCCGACGGTAAATATGATTCCAAGACTTCTTGCCGTATCTCTTCGGCTCTTTCCCGTAGTAAGTTCTCGAACTTCAATATCCCAAGGCGCATGATGCTGCCCATAAACATACGGCTTCGATTTAAGCACGTTGATAAAATGCGGAAGCCCTTCACCATTTGCCTCGTAATAATCAATCAAGCGAATTTCATTACCCACCGTCTGGTAAAATATAATTGCCGTGGCATCATCTACTCCTAAATCCCACGCCGTACACACATCCACCTTCGGCTCCCATGGTATATTCAAATAACGCCCATCATCTTCAGCTTTCGTCATTTCCCTTGCAAAGTACGCTCCAGGGATTGCCGCGTGAAACGAACAGAAATATTCCTGCTGAATCATCTCCGGCGAAAGTCCCTCGCGTTCTTCATCTGCGATGTCTTCATCCGATACGACTCTTGATCCGTCTTCACCCTCGGCATCCCGCACCGTATCTTTCACCGTAAGCTTGCTGCAAAACCACTTATCATTCTTATCCGCCATTTCGTACATCTTATGGCCGTGATTCTGTCCACGCGGCGTATAGATGAACAAGGCCCAACCGTCGTTCTCTCTTACAATCGGGCGCAGTAAATCCCACGCCTTCGGAGTCATAATCGGATACTCTGAAAAGATCAGCCCGACGGGATTTGTCCCGACAAGCCAATCCAACCCCATATCCGTCCCAACCAACTGATAGATACTCCCGTTTGAAAGAGTGATCTTCATGTCCGTTTCGTTCTTCGTCTTGACCAGTTCCTTTGGGAAATGATCCATTACTTTCAATCCAGCCTTGTCAATTCCATCCCATATTGCTTTTCTTGCCTGACGGGCCGTCGGAAATAAATGATAATACTGCCCGACTCTTTGAAACATCATTTTTGAGCATAACGCTAAAGAACATTTGTCCTTGCCGCTTCTGCGATGCCAGCAAAGCACTCCCCGCTTGATTCCGTTATCAAACGCCTCAAACAGAGGGACTTGGTAACTCCTCGGAGTAAACTTGTGTGGTAGAGTCAGGTTGACCATTATAATTAATTATATTAACTTGGACTTGTGTTCCTGTATCGTTCTCTTCTTTTTGCGCCAGCTTCGCATACCATCCAAAAAGTTCTCTGCGGTTTCGGTCACTGGATCGCGCCCAGGAGGTAAGCTCTTCCACTCCTCCAATGTTGGCGACTGCCTT